ACTCAAACCACAAAATATCAATGACAGACTATTAGTACTTTTATTCTTGTACAACAAATACATAAAAATGAATCGTCCTATAATAGACAATGATGTAGCACTATAAGGTAAATATTGTATATTATTGTTTTTTTCTTCCATCACAATTAAGTCTAAATTCTAATTGTCTGTATTCATTTTTATAGGATTGATGATTTAAATACTTTACTAATACTGGATGAAACCATCGAAAATAATCATACGCGAATAAAACAGTTAAACCAACCTCACAGTCATTGGATATCATAAAATGAGCGGCGGTTTCATAGATTTCTTCGAAATCAACCTCGTCGATTGTTTTCTTATAGATTTCATTGAGTATGGTTTTGAATTGGGGTTCATCATAGAAATATTCATCCACGGTTTCTTTGTCGACATCGTCGGCTTCAATGGCTTCTTCTGGACAATGATAATCGGCGGATGTCATTTGGAAAGCATCACGAATACATTTACGATAACTAATATTATCAGTGTAATCAACAGTCGCATTTATATTATAAGACATTTTCTGTATAATATAAAATTTTAGGATATATCTTTTATTTTAGTTTCTTGGAGAGAATTTTCATTTATCTCTCCGACAAGCCAACAAAAATAATCGAATCTATTATTAAAGAATATGCCAAGAAGGAATAAAAGAACTTGTAAAAAACAAAGCAAACGTTCTAAGCGTAGCGACGGGAGAAGCGACAAACGTTGTTCTAAGCGAAGCGACTGGCGTAGCGACGGGCGAATTGTCAAACGTTGTAATCGAAAAACCTGCCGTATGCGCGGTGGAAATGGTGTTGGAACTGTTACTATGACAACACCCCCTGGTGCTATACCTTTAAACCGAAATGAAGTGGATTTAAGACCTCAAATGTCAGGAGGTGGATTTTTTACTGATTTTGGTACTATCACCGGTTCTGGAACAACCGCAAATATGTTAAATGGAATCCAATTAAATAATACTCAATCGATAACTGTCCCACCTGTGAAAGCAATGATTTAAGCATTTTCACCTTTCCTAAGCACTGCCTTTAGAAAATGCTATTAGAATTCACCGTGCGATTGAACTCTTATTGGTGAATCGTAAAAGGCAAATTATGTATTTTTATCAGTGAAAAGGTGTAAATAGAATGTGTTTTGATAACGAAGAATAATAATAAAAACAATAGTGAAAATTGAACATGTCTGAGTATTTGTTATTTTTTAACAAATAATAACAATGTCCGCATTTAACATCGAAGAATACTTGGATTCGTTGCCTGATAATACTGAAGAACTTGAAATTCAATATAAAAATATTACGTATTTACCAGACCTAACTAGATTTAAACAATTGAAAACGTTAGATATTCGTTATAATCAACTAAGTGTATTGCCGTGTTTACCAAGTGGCATAACACATTTATATTGTGATCAAAATCAACTAAGTGTATTGCCGTGTTTGCCAATCACTCTAACACATTTATATTGTTCTCATAATCAACTGAGTGTATTGCCTGATTTACCGAGTAGTCTGCAGTATTTGATTTGTTACAGAAATACTATTTATTTGTTGCCTAACTTACCAAGCACACTATTACATTTATACTGTCACAGTAACCAAATCAGTATATTTCCGGATTTGCCAAATGGATTAATAGAATTTACTTGTGACCATAATCAACTGAATATATTGCCTGATTTGCCGAGTAGTCTACAGTATTTATCTTGTTCTAATAATAACATTTCTTTGTTGCCTAATTTGCCAAATGGATTAATAGAATTTACTTGTGACCATAATCAACTGAATATATTGCCTGATTTGCCGAGTAGTCTGAAAGAATTGGTTTGTGACGATAATCAACTAACTAAATTACCTGATTTGCCAAATGGCATATTAACATTATATTGTCGTAATAATCAATTGACTGCTTTGCCTGATTTGCCAAATGGCATATTAACATTATATTGTCGTAATAATCAATTGACTGCTTTGCCTGATTTACCGAATACTTTAATGTATTTGGATTGTTATAATAACCAACTTTCATCCTTGTCTAAATTACCGGATAGTCTAAAATTTATAGATTGTATAAATAATCTACTAACTAATTTGCCGATTCCTAATACAAGTAATCTAGAAATTTTATATTGTGGTTATAATAAAATAACTAATATATCTGTTTTACCGGGTAGTTTAGTTTGTATGAATTGTGAAAATAATAGAGTGTACACTCTGCCTAATTTACCAAGTAAAATAAAAAACATATATTGTTACGATAATCCAATTTATGACGTATTCGGCTCACATAATATTAATGAAATTAAACGAAAGATAAGTGTTCTAAATAAATTCCGACGTTTGTATTATTCTTTGAAATTCAAGAAACAATTCCGTGACTGGCTTTGGGAACGAGTAAGAAGACCCAAAATCGAATTATTATATCATCCAGATAACTTGGCAAAACAATTAGTTGATGAAGACATCAATTTAGACACGGTATTGGCTAAATGGTAAAAACAAAAAAAAACATCAAGAAAATACTAATACCTAAAAGTATTTTGTATGTATTCTATATTATTTGTAATAATTTAGGATAAACATTATAATATCGGTGTAAATTTCTCACAGTATATTAACTATCGGTATTCAGATGACGCATAATTATGAAATATCACAATTATCCATTAAATTTCAATCAAATATATTCGCGGATACAACCGTCATTAAAGAATTAAAATCCTCGATGTTGCGATATACGGATGAACCTGGTTATGATACCGCAAAAACATTCTCTGGACTCAATGAGTATCCATTTTTCTGTTATTATATTCCTTATTCTGATGAAATACTTAATAAAATGTCATCCTATAAAGAAATTGTAGAAACATTTTTTATACTTTCAAAATTTAAGAATTATTTGACATTATGTTTTCATAAAGAAGGTATTACAGAATCTCTCGACACCTATAAAAATTATAATCACTTTGCTGAAAAAAATGATAAAAATAATCCAAATGATAAAAATACAGTTCATCATAATATTGAAGTATTATTGAAATGGTTATTTCCTGTTTCTTTTCCAGTAAAACGACCATTCCGCGAGAGAAAAGATGCTATTAATTACACATTAATCGATGACCGTTCTATTATAAGACGTTTTAATAATGGTGTTATGGAAATTGGTGCGACGTTGTCAAGTTCACCCGATTTTTTACGTCTATTGTCGCGTAATTATTGTTATATGGATGTTCACGGTATTCCGTCAACATTAATTGGTGGTGAATGGAACACCCATTTAAAATCACATCCATTGTATAATGTTGAATTAAAAATGAAATGTGAACTTTATAAAAAATCTTTAGTTGAAATTATAAAAGAAATTGTTCATCCCAAAATTAAAGAAATTATTGATGAAATTGAACCAGTATCTACACAAAACACTATACCCCATGGCACTGACTCATTTCGAGCGTTCTCGGTTATTAAACAATTAGATGAATTGAATATCGAAAAGATCAATGAAACACCAATTAATGGCCTAACGAGTTTTCAAGACTATAAAAAGTTTTTAAAATTTGTAGAACCTTATATAAAATCCTTTCCAAGAACTGGTCAAAATAGAAATAACTCTCAAAAAGAAAATTGGGAACGTTTACGAAAGTATGTCGGACTTTATTTTTATTTATATCATCCTGTATTTAATCTCCAAAACGCATTATATTCACATACAAACGAAACCGGCATTGAAAACCGTATGTTCTCTGGAACCAAATTAACAAAGTATATCGATTTTTGTAAATATCTAAGTGAAAACTTTGCGACAAGAGATATTCATTTACCATCCAAAGATAAAAACATTTTTAAAACTGACGCAGGAAATCAAATATTCGATCAGGGTTTTTTTGATTTCAAACGATATTTGGAATTATTTGATACAACTACTGAAAACCCATACATAGGTGTCGATAAAATTAACATCAATCTAGGTCAATCTGACTTAAAATCAAAACCTAGTTATGAAATTTATGTGCGACTTGATTACGTCGGTGGAATTATCGCCAAAACAAACGAAGACCTAGCCACTTGTATGTATAATTCGAATCGTCTTGGTTCTATGTATGATAGTATATTCTATTTGAAAAATAACCCCTACTTAACCACTAAAATCAACAGTCAATATGTTGATATTACTGAAGAATTAAAACTTGCTGTCCAAAAACGCAAAGAACGAGAACAAGCAAAAGCAAAAGCAAACACAAGTATGAAAGTTTCCAATAGTTCTTCCTCTGAACCTAAAAAAATAGAAAAAGAAGTAAGAGAGGTCAAAGGTGACCGAAATTTATCAGTGGAAGATACTTCGCCGAATAATTTAAAACCTGTCGCCGATAATTTGGATAGGAATGTATCGAGTTCGATTGATGATATTATTGTATACAATTCAGAAGGTGTGAATCCTATAAATCCTGATGAATTTAAAAAAATAGTCGCGAGAGATTTTGGAGATGTGTTTCGAGAGATTAAACCCGATTATACAACTCAATCTACAAAAGAAAAGATAATCGATGCTATTGGAAGAGCCAATACAGAGAAACAGAAATTAGTGGGTCGTCAAAATTCAGCAGAATATACAGGTGATAGAAGTCAACTCGATAATTCAATTGATATTTATACAAACATTATCAAATTATTAGAAAACTTGAAAAAAAATGAAGATTCCAAAGCACCACGAGGAGGCGGTAAAAGACGAAAAAGACAAATAACACAACGCCGTGTAATAAAAAGATTATCAAAAAAAATAAATAATAAAACTATCTCTCATAAATCAAATTATTAACGTCTATGGCCAGCCGTCATTTTTAATGTGTGTTTATATTTTTTAGGAATACCAACACACCGCCTAGTTGTGCGTTTCGGACCACCACTACAATTCATATCGTGGATTCTATGTGTCGCCAATATATATTCTTCGCGTTTATATCTCTCACCAATCAATCCAGACACATATTCTACTTTCCTAGTTTCATCAAACTGGAATGGTTTCCCACACCAATGGATAAAATCATCCACATAAAACATTAATATCGATTTCAAAATATAATAACTAAATACGCTTGTTTTTTCCTTATATCTGGCTGTCCTTTTTTGAATCGCCACATCTTCTTTGGAAAACAATTCATCATAATCTAATCCCATTCTATCCAAGATTTTTGTCATTTGATAGAGAGAATATACGCGTTCTTTTTCTAATTCTCTCGTAAGATATCGCGTCGCCTGTTCCCAATCCACTCGATTCGCAATGGGTTGCATAAAATGAACCATTATTTCCGCCCACATTTCACAATAACTTTCATAAACCCTTGGATCGGTTATCGACCGTATTGGAAACAAGCGTTGAATCTCTCTATTTACTTCCTGTTGAGAACCCGCCGAAAAATCAAATCCAAAACAATGGAATGTTTCATGGATAAGAACCTTATACCATTCTTCTTTTCTAAATATGTAAATCTCGGTTTCAGGCATACACGACGTTGTATATGCGGTATTTGCGTGAATCATATTGATTACTTGTTTTGAATCAGTCGGCAATTCTTTTTCAAACGGTGTCCAATACATAAATATTTCCAGTTTCTTACTACATTCTTTACAGGCATAAGCAGATGCTATTCTTAACCATTTCTCAATCGCATTTAAACTAGGTATTACTTCTTTTTTCCATTGTTCAAGAGAGATAGTTGGTATTGGTTGGATAAGATGAATAATGACCTCTTTCGAACCAGTATCAAATGTGTGTTTCGCGTAATATCTGGTTTTTGCCTCTTCAATATATTTTTGTATTTCGGATGGCATATAAGTAAATGAACTGCCTTTTGGAATTTGAAAATCAGTTGTCCATTGTGTTTCCGGAGAGATGCCATAATCCGTGTTTGACAATTCAATACCTTTATTATAAATCTCTCTTAGAATGGCGAGAGATTCTGGTGACCAACGAATTTTTGGAATACCTTTCCCCAATATTTTTAGAAACTTATTCGGATTCGCATTCAGATTCGGATTATTCATATTATATCAAAAACAAATAAGTTTGATATAATAATAATGGATTTTTATTGGCGTGTCCCTACACTTGTTCTGTCTCTCGCAGTTTCGCGGTTTTATGAGAGACTGATTCTGGATTCGGCTGTGTTCTTAAAGTGAAATTCTTTGTCGAAGTATTAAAGGATAAATTCGGAATATTAATAATAGAACCAGTATCTTTATTATATTGAACCTCTTTCACTTTCACTAATTTATCTCTCTGTAAGCATTCGGAAAAAAACGTCTTTAATTGTTTGATTTCTTTTGTATTAAAATTATGTTCTTTTCCATAAGATTCGGCAAATGCGTGTAATTTTTGAATACGCATTGTCTTATTTAATTTATTCCACGGCTCACTATTCATCTTTTGTTTCTCTCGATTCAACATATCATTAATATTTGTCGATTGTTCGGATACAGATTCTATAGGAGCATAAGCATTAATTCCAGCACTATTTAATACACATTTGTATTTTGTTACAACCTCAGTGGGAGGTGTTGGAGGCGGTTGAGAGACGATTGGTTTAATTATTTGATTTGTCGGATACATTTTGTTTTATAATTTATTTGGAAATCGGAAAAACGTTTTTTATATTATTTACAGAAATTATTCTATATTATTTTTCCCTTTTTTATTCCTGTGTTTATTTATCTCTCTTGTTGTGTCTATTTATCTCTCTCGTAGTTTAATGCTTCTTCTTGTTTTTCTTTTTCTTTTCCGATGAAGTATTTGGATTTGGACAAGGTCTCTCTGATTTCTCTACAGGTTCGTCATCTCCAATCTTAAACACAAAATGATGGGCATCTTTTTGGATTAATTTTCCATCTTCATTTGTTTGTACTTGTTGAACTTGTTGTACTTGTTGTACTTGTGTCTGTTGTGCTTGTACCAAAGCCTTTGCTTGCTGTTTCGCCTCAAAACGTTGGCGAAGACGGTCTTTCATCGCATTCGAACGTTGCATTCGTTGGACAGCACCCATATCGATTCTGCCTCCCGCACCTCCCATATTCTTCTGTAGCATTTTCATAAAAGGAGACGAAGTTAAATTCTTCATCATCTCTTTGAATTCTTTCTCATTACCAAGAGATTTCATTTTATCCATTAATTCTGTCATTTCTTTCATCAAATCTTCTTCAGATATCTCTCCATTTTTCATCTTATCTTGGAGTTTTTGCGCCAGTTTCTTGAAAATCGAAACCATCTTTTGAGGATTTTTTACGATTTCCATCATGATATCCTTACTTGTTTTCCCCTCAGATTCGACACCGCCCTCAAACATTCCTTCTAATTCGCTTGTGAATTCTTCTGTGAATTCTTTCGCCATTTTACCAAGTTTTCCGTCTAATAATCCTTTCAAATGATTATGAATTGTTTCAGGATTTGGCATTGCACCAAACATTTTCTTAGGGTCAAAACCACGACGTTCTGATTCTGAATCGGAATCTGAATCATTGGAACCATCAACTTTTTCTCCATTGAAACATCCTTCAAACATAGATTCCATTGTTTTTTTGAATTCTGGATTGGATTCACCAGTAGTTTCCTTTCCATCCTCTTCATTATCCGCAAAATTCGTGAAAAAATCACCGATTTCTTGCATAGTCGCAGTTAATTTCTCTTGAAGTTCATTTTCATTCATTGCTTCGAATAAATTCGCGGCACCCTTAAAATCCGCTGATTTATTCACCGAACCCAACACAGTCATTAATACTAACTGTAAGTATCGCCAAATTGCCTCTCGCGTTTTATCACTGACACCATCCGCATTATATAGGAGACGAAAATTCACACCCGGAAGAAAACAAATATTCATATTTGGTGATTTTGCGTCATCAAAAATATCAGCATTCTTGTAGATAATATCGAAGAATCTCTCAGGATAGACAGTAACACAATATTCATAAATGTGGCGTATTTCATCTAAGTCTTGACAGCGATTCCATTTGGACCAAAGGAAAGAGAATTCAGGATACACTAAACTAAGATCATTTGTGAAATCTGTAAGAATTGTTGAGAAGTTTTCAGGAACAACTGTTGGATTTGACATTTACAAATATTCTATTTATAATACTATATATGTTTTTATAAATACTTTTACAGGGAACGGAGTTCCCTGTAAAATTGAATTTGATTTTGTTTCTTCGTCAAGACTATTATTCTGGCTATCTGTATCCTTATTAAAAATGACCGACAAGAAAATCACCGACAAAGTAAACAAGTATCTTTCTCTCTTTCAAGATGATATTCGCCAAAAAATTATCGAATTAAATTTCGATACTGAAAAAGCAACTGAACTCCTCGAATATCTCTATAACTATCCAAAAATGGAAATTACCAAAGAAGACTTAAACAAAAGACAACGTGCTCCCAATGCGACTCCTATGCAAAACCGTTGTACCGCCAAGAAAAGCACCGGCGAACAATGTACCAGAAAACGCAAAGAAGGTTGTGAATTCTGTGGAACTCATGATAAAACCCCCGATGAAACTGCTACTACTACCGAATGTGTCCCCGTCGCAAAACCAAGTCGTTCGAATTCTAAAAACAATACGAATACTTTCCAAAAAGTAGAAGTCACTGCTTTCGATTTGGGTGGAATTGTTTATTATGTTGATAAATATAACAATGTTTATCAACCTGAAGATATTGTCGACTGTAAAGAAAACCCTCGTATTATTGGAAAATATGAAAAAGAACTCAATGAAATCTCTTGGACTATTGGAAAGTAAAATATATACATATCGCAGAAACAATACTCAGGTAAGGAAAATATATGAATTTATTTGAATATATTATTTGTTTTTTTACTTAAAATTTAATCAAATATCGCAATACTAAAAAGGGTTGCATGTTATTGTGTGCGTTATCACCACCTGTTGAATTTGTTGTAAATCCGTGGCTATGATTACCTGCCGAATTTATTGTTATTCCTGTAGTACTTGTACTAATGTTACTCCATGTTCGTGAACCTGCTGAATCACCAGTAAATCCCGGTGGATTTCCACCACTATTATTAAAATCATCATTTACAGTTGTTTGTGTATGTGTATGTCCAGGGTCACTAATACTATGTGTATGGTCTCCCGCAGTATTTGTAGTACCTGTATGTGTATGTGCCGGCATCTCTCCAACAGTTAATATATGTGTTTCCTCTCCACCGGATGAACCTAAATTACGTGCTGATAATCCGCTTCCAGTTCCAACACCTACACCAGTTCTGCCTCTCATATCTGGTAATAAAAATGTACCTGAACTACCACCAAACGTGTATCCAATAGCATTGAATAAGTCGGTATATACAGACGCACTGAGAGAACTACCATCGCAATTTAACCAACCATTGGGTGTATTTATAGCAGCCGACTGAATAATAGTTCCAGCAGGTATCAATACATATCCATCTAAATAATAATTACCTCTCGCATAATAAGAATTTCCTGAAACATCACCGCCTACCGATAGATTATTATTTACTGTTAGATTACCTACAGTTAAATTACCATAGGATGTTATATCGCCCGTCACAAGTAGAGTACCATTAAATGTCACATTTTTTCCAAATAGAGAGAACTTCCAGATATAATTTGATTCACAAAATGAGAATATCGAGTGTTTAACATTATTTCATTTTTGATTGTCCCACTTGTAAAATTCATATTTAATATATAATTATGAATTATATATTTACACAAAATGGATAGGGTACATATTTTATACGCCTTTGTACAAAGGTTTATAATAAAATATTTTCGGTTAATACACTTGGGTCCAAACGTATTAAAAATTTATTAATATCACGCATCTTTATTTTGACGTCCATCGATTCTTTGGGATATCCGTTTTTCTTATAATACCTGATTCTTGGAATATATATTGTCCGATGAATTTCATTTGCATAAGATTTCAATATTGTTTGTTTTCTATCTGTCAAATTTTTACCGTCTGTAGTTTTTTTCACATAGATATCAATATATATCGCATATAATTCCTTTTGAAATTCATTATAGAGATTATACATCTTTTGTTTTACTTCCATAAAATAAGGATTCCATTTTACATAATCGTGGATTTTTTCTGTTTTTATTAGTGAGAGATATTTCCACAGATAATATTTCGTATTTGATTGTTGACGAATCAGATTATTCTTATATTCGGCGTTTTCTAACACACATTCAAATATATCAGTGAAGGCCAATGTACTATCCCAGGTTTTCACATACCAACCAGCACCATTAAAACTCTTGTCAGCCACGATTTTAACAGCCTCTATCAATGAACGTTCATTCGCGTATACTACAGGAACACTACTGTATGTATATTTCATTGGTTCTGTCGCCGATAATGGAATTAAAATATATCTTGGTAATAAGATACCGAGAGGTATCGCAGGCGCGTCGAAACCTCTCACAACAGTTGCTGTATTTGTTATCTGATTTATGTGAAACACTTCTATCAAATATACTGCCGGTGTTTTAATATGAGAGGTTTGAGGTAATTTGGGATGTTGGAGAATAAAATGATAACAATGGTCGATCGATAATACGCCGACGATTGCGGGAGAGAACATATCAGGGACAGCATCCAAGAACATTTGTTTATATGTGGAATCCGCAACAATTTCACCGTCATAGATTGGATAGTGGTCTCCACCTATAACTCGACGTGTTGCGATTGTCCATTCAAATGTTCTTCGGTCATAAAACAAATGAATACGAATTCCTTCGATAATTTCTTGAATTGTATATTGAGGTATCTTCTTACCGAGAGAAGAATATGTTTCGATAATTTCAGTAGATGGATAAGGTATTTTTGGGAAAACGGAGAGAAGTTGATGTTCAGGTTCCGCGAAAATAGCAGAATGATATTTACGGTCATTATGTTCGCTATGACTTAAATAATTCGTATCCGCAAATTGGACAGAAAAATTACGTACAGTTTGAGAGTCATTCGTGATTTTTATATTACGTGTATGAATATATCCGGGTAATTTTGTTTCTATTGTAGGAAATTCCATTATTATTTTTATTTGTATGAGAGATAAATAGATAGTATATCCATCTATTTATATTGTATGATTAACTCGCAAAGTCCAAATATATGACTATACTAGTCATATCTTAGTCCTATAAAACTTCAATATCACCTAATAAACCAAGTGGGTCCGATTCATTTGTCGATTTGAATTTGCTAAGTTTGTCTTGCTCTCCAAAAGCATTCATATCCATAATTCCTAGGTCAAAGTCGGCCGATAAATCTCCCCCGATTTTTATCGAATCTTCGTCATCTTCTTCCTCTTCTTCACGTTTTCTTTGTAAATGTCTCTCCATTCCGATTTGTTCTAATCTATCAATATCTTTTGAAGCCTCGATTTTCTCTTCTGCTCCATGAATATCTATAGCACTATCCACATCATTAAATGTGAGACGCGTCACGACGGGTTCAGAATCGACATTTTCAATAGTCGGGACAGTAAATTCAGGTTCCGGTTTTATTTCAGGGACAACTGTTTCTATTTTATTTTCATCAGCATCTTCTAAATCGATTGGTTTCTCGAGAGCCGGTTCTACAATATTTTCCACAATTACCTCTTCTTCTTGTTCGACAGATTCATCTAAGTATGCTTTCACAATTTGTTCCGTAGGAATACTATCACGAATTGTTTTCAGGATACATTCTTCAATGATTTTCTCTAATTCACGCATATTTTTTTGATTCTGTAAAGCATTCGCGGTTTTATCGAAGAGATAGGCATTTCGATATACTTTACTTGCTGTATTCACATAAACTCGATGAATAAAATCATTTAATTTTGGGATAGCAATGTCTATTTTCTTCTGTCGATTTCCTACACGAACACTTGTCAGGATTTTTAATTGAATAATATGGACACAAGTTATTAAATCTTCTAAGAAATTACAACCAGATTTTTCAATAATGCGTTGTTTTTCATCACTAATTGTGTTTGCGTTCCATTTTGGGACAGCACATAGAAAATTTTGGAAAGTCATTAAGTATTTATCCATTTCCCTATTTTCCACACTGAGTTTCCAAGCCTCATTAAAAATCGATTGAATGCCCTCGGCTACACGTGGACATAAAATCGCTATTAAACGACTACACCATTCATTTCTTGATTCGTTTAAATTTGCTAAAACAAAGTCATCCATAAGATTTTTAGAGAGATTCAAGAGAGAATTATTTACGCAATCAAAAAACAATATAAGCAAATAAGGATAACTAAATAATTAATGAGTGACCATACTGAATCAATGATTCATTACTCAGTTGATGAACTATCCACAAAAAAAGAGTCTGAACCTGTTATTACAGAACAACCTGCTCCATTTGTTTTCCCTGGACAACAACCTCCTCCATCAAATCCATTCGTTTTCCCTGGACAACAACCACAAACTCCTATGCCATTCGTTTTTCCAGGACAACAACCACAAACTCCTATGCCATTCGTTTTTCCAGGACAACAACCACAAACTCCTGCGCCATTTGTTTTCCCTGGACAACAACAACAACAGATGCCATTTATTACTCCATGGCAACAACCAAATACACAACCTGTCCCACAAATGAGTCAAGCAGAAATATTTGAACAAAGAATCCGCAATTATGTTTCCAGAGTAAAACCCCGTATTGCCATATTAACTCCTTGTTATGGCGGAACTGTTTTCACTTCTTATACTGAATCCATTATTATTTCTATTAAGTTTTTGGAGAATCTTGGAATCCCTGTCCGTATTTATTTCTGTAAAAACGATTCTCTAGTATCTCGCGCACGTAATAATTTAGTTGCGAAGGCAATGTCTAACCAAGATAATACTCATTTCCTGTTTATTGATAGTGATATTACTTGGAGTCCTATTGATATTTTAAAATTGTTAATAGCCGATAGAGATTTAATTGGTGGTATTTATCCGGTTAAACATTATCATTGGGAGAGATTATTAGGCGATGACACATCGAGACCTGATAATAATGATAAAATTCAACAATGGTTAATGCGTAAAAGAAATAGTCCTCATTTGCAACACTTGACTGATTCCGAAATGATACAACGATGTTTATTGAGATATAATCTTAATTTCCTGTCCTCAGAAATAAGAGTTGAAAATAATGTCGCAGAAGTTCGACACGTAGCAACAGGATTTATGATGTTCAGACGGTCAGTCATTGAGAAAATGATACAATCGTTTCCTGGATTAAAATATGTGGATGATGTTGGATTCTTGTCAGGTTCGGAAAATGATTATGCTTATGCTTTATTTGATTGTGGAGTTGAATCTGGACATTATTTTTCGGAAGATTGGATGTTCTGCGAACGGTGGAGAAATATGGGAGGAGCAATTCATGTTGATGTTACTATTGAATTGGAACATACTGGAATGGAAGTTTATAGTGGATGTTTCTTAAGTACCACAGGGGGGGCATAAGCCCCCCCCCCTTACCCCCTCCTTTGGCACACTGCGTGTGCCGAAATTACCATCCTCACTTCGTTCGGCTGGTAATTCTTAAGGAGGGATTATCTTGATGTGCGCCGTGTATACTGGCGCACATCTTTTGGAACGTAGTTCCCTTAAAAATTGAAATACTATTTTGAATACTTCTTATTAAAAGTATTCGAAACACTTGGACACACTTAACGAACCAACCGAAAGAAAAGAAATGTTGACTGCTACTTACTCTATGAACACTTATTTGGCCCAACTTGGATTTAAAGTCGAGATGAAGTTGTCGATTGATGACCCCACAATGCCATTCCAACTTATTGCGACCAAGGACAATATGTCTTACACTATCTCTATCATGGATGATGACCTTGGAAACTTATGTCAAAATATGAATGTATGGTATATTGTTCGCCGCGATGGAAAAATCGTCGATACTCAACAACAATTTTATGTGAGACGTGATATTCAAAGTGTCGAAAACTACAGTAAACTCGCTGTCCAAGACCTCAAGAAAGTTCTCTATCGAAATGGATTTTAAGAGACAAGAAAAAGATTTTTGAAAAGAGAGAAAAAGATTTTTGAAAAGAGAGAAAAAGATTTTTGAAAAGAGAAAAAAAGATTTTTGAAAAGAGAGAAAAAGATTTTTGAAAAGAGAGAAAAAAAGAGAAAAGAGAGAAAAAAAGAGAAAAGAGAAAACCAACAGGTTTTCTTTTTTCTCACAATGAGAGACAAAAATAAAAATATAATTCAAGAGAGATAGATAATATCCATAATTATGCGTCTGGTTTCTCTCGAGGGACGTGTTTTCCATTCACAAAATAAGCAATTGTTTCACGTTCATAAACTGTTTTTACAATTTCTTTAAGGTCTCTTTCGACTTCAATAACATAAAAATCAAAACATTTTGCCTCTCTAACAGGATTATCTGAATATGTTGGAATATATCTATCCGATGAATACGAGAGAATTCCGACATAAATCGATGACCGTTTTATCGCACGTTTTTTATAGAGACTTAATCCTGCTTCTAAATAGTGAATTACAAGTTTGTCTAATCCATCATGGTCGTCGGACACATAATCTAAATACGCTTTTCCATAATAATACTGTTTGCTTTTCTCTCCAATCTTATATCGAAATGTAATAAATACCATATTTATTATATTTTATCATTTATTTTACACCTTTATACATTTATACGCATTTAGTGTTTATTCTTGCGATTCTTATTTTTATTGCTTTTATTCTTGCGTTTTCCACCAGTAACCGGCTTGACTTCTTCTTTTTTTTGTTCTTCTGTGACAGGATTTGTGGTAACTGATACTGGCGCTGGAGCCGGTTCTGCTGTAACTGATGTTGCTTTTGGTGCGGAACTTATACCAAACCATTCAGACCATGATTTGTTCGGTGAAGTTGTTGTGGTTGCTGTTTCGGTTGTTGAACCAGTAAGCCAATCAAACATTCCTCCACCTCTTAAAGTCTTATTTTTACGCTGACGACGGTTTTTCTGACTTTTATTTTTATTTGCCATAATAATAATAATAAAAAATACACCGATAAAAATCGCCGTGTTGTCCCTATACGCATTATCCCACAAACACTTCCAGATTTTTCACGAATTCTCCAGACATAGTGTCATTAATACATATATATTCTATCAGGTCCAATAAGATTTTTATTCTCTCAGCGTTCCATTGATCATTTGTCGAATTCAAAAATTCATCCGTATAAAAATCTGACATATTATCCTTCTTAAATAAGTTCGGAATGTAAAATTCTCTCGTATAATTTTCGACTAAAGATATATAATGGTTCAAACTATGTTGAATTATCGAACAATCGCGATAAGTTTCCTTTAACTTTTGTAATCCTAAAATTGCTCTCTCAAACAATTTCACAATTCTCGGTTGTTGTTTCACATATTCTTCATTCATAAATGTCCGACACGCATAATAGATTGGATTATATAAATAATGTAAATCAGACTTCCTACATTTGAAATATTTACGTGTGATTCCCTGAAACACACCTGGTTCTTGAATATATATCGTATTATCCATAATTGCTAATTTTGTTCCTATCGGTTTGCAACTCAGAATCGATAATTTAATGATGGTTTTTAATGGGTCAACAACGTATAATCTCTCGTTTGTATCCTTTGTGTCCTTTAAATCATCTACTAATGGATTCGAAAGATTTGACATATTATATTTTATTATAGGATAGTATATGTCAGGACAGTGATGTATGTCTATATTTGTTCGCTTGTTCGTAAAAAAACAATGACCTAAATAAGTCACCGTCTTTATTCTCTTTCTGTTTATTTATTCTTTTGTTTTTATTATCTCTCCTTACTTTTTCTTTTTTTATTTTCTTTCTTTTGTTTTTTATTTTTATTCTTTTGTTTTTATTATTTTCTTTCTTCTGTTTTTTATTTTTCTTTCTTTTGTTTATCTATTTTGTTTATCTATTTTGTTTATCTATTTATTCTCCTATAGGGTTGTGTATTTCTTACATCCGGCTGCGTGTCTTAATGTGAGTATCTTCTTTTTCTTCCAATCATTACCAACTGCCTTTTCACTCATCACATAAATATCACCGTGTTCCAATTTTGGCATCGCTACTTTTTCTCCCGCGGGTTTACCATCATAATACCATCCATAACACAAATTAATCGATTCTCCTAATCGAACACCTATCACAATTCTTCTCTCACTATCTCCATGATATCCAATACCAGTCTTCTTAGGATTATAATAATAATTACCTTCCGCATATAAATCTCTGTCATTCTTTCCTGTAATCTCATATAATTTCTGTAGGACCCGATTCAAATAGGGCAATTCGTTAAACGCATACACACGACCTTTCCCCTGTTCATAATCCGGTTCTTGGGACTCATAACCGAAACACAAATTATGACGTGCGTGTTTATTTACTACTCTACCATACATTATTGCCTTTTTATCAGTATCCAAACTGGCTTGTTCGTTTAATAATTTATTCGCAAATTCAGGGTCTTCTAACATTTGATTAATTCCATCTTTAATAATTAATACGTGGGCATCTTGCGTAGAGGCAATCATCTCTTCGAATTGTGGATCGATAAATTGTTTCAAATCGATAATTTCACAATTCTCAAAATATCCGGATATACGGTTTAAATCTTCCAAATTAAAACCGTGTTCACTTAAACCACCTAATTTCTGCATACGAACGTGATTCTCTGCGACATCGCCAAAAGTTAAAGTCATTGCGCCAGTGTGGGACATTGTTAATAATTATATTCTTAATCTCTCGTAATACTTTCCTAGAATATTTACAATTATGATTTTCAATTTTCTAGGGGAACCTAGGTTCCCCTATAACCCCTCCTATACTTAGATAACATTTTTTATTAAGGAAGTGATTAAAAGGGAACCTACGGTTCCCCCTTACCCCCTCCTACACTTAGATAACAATTTTTATTGAGGGAGGAATTAAAATGTAATGGATAGATTAAAATGTAAGAGGATGGATTAAAATGTAAGGGAGGGATTAAAAGGGAACCGTAGGTTCCCTTTGGCCAGGGAAAATAAAAGGGTTTGTTGTTGGTTGTTGCCATGGGATAATAGGTGGTGGTTGTGGTTGGGATGCGGTTTGTCCAGGGAATACAAAAGGGGGCATCGATTGTGATTGTATCGGCATTGCTCCAATTCCGCCCCCGGGCATTGATTTCTTATACATCATCTCCTGTAATTTTACATTGACTTCTTCTAATTCTTTAACACGTTGAGTAAGGCGTTGAATCTCTCCGCTTTGTTGATTCATAATTTCAATAATCTGTTGAGGTGTTAATGGAGTTGGTTGTTGCCCTGGTTGTTGAATCATAATTTGCGCATTTTGAGCGTTATGTTTCGCCACTTCTTCTTCCATTCGTTTTTCAATCTCTACAATTTGTTTCAACACATCCGGTTTATTTTTCGGATCACCCGGTTCATATTTTTCCAATAGTGCGTCAATATCGTGTAAAAAGAATTTCTTAATATGTGCCTCTTCCGGTCTCTTAATAAAGTCATCCACTGTTTTCGGGCTTACTTTCATATAATCCGGATGTGGATTACTTAATAATTTACGTTTATCAAATGTATTATGTTCGTGAGAGAATACTAGAATTGTTTTATGAGGATCTAATTGCACAAAAGGAATCGTATAATTCTTCAAAAACGCTTTTTCCTCTGCTAATGCGGCGTGGTCTTCATATTTGGTGTCTCTCAACATTTCTTTTCGGAAAGCAAACGTACCGGCTGTCGCGTGATTCGGTCCATAGGGACCACATTGCCACATTTGTCCAATATGTTTAAAATAAACGTACATTTCACTTGAACCCGCACATAATGCCTCTTTATTTTCTGTTAGTTTTTCGACAGCGTGGCTAATTCTCTCAGGCGGATAATAATCATCATCATCCATATAAACAATAATTGTCCCGGAACATTTGCTGTGCATGAAATTGCGTTTTGCTCCGAGAGACATTTTTTCATTGACTTCGAAATATTTAATTTGAGGAATATTTGCTTTATCGATTAGGTCTTTAATGCGGTCAGTGCCATCATCGACAATAATCCATTCAATTCGGTCTTTCGGATAAGTTTGTGCGCGAAAACATTCGAACATAATAGGAATAAATGGACGACGATTAAACGTAGGAGTACATACACTCACAATAGGATAAAACTTCTTTTTAAGTTTTGGTTGGTGGACAGGTTTTTTTCCCATTTTTTGAGGAACAGATACATATGAAAAGTGTATTTTGTTTAAGCGTTTTTTTTATTGTGTAATATTGTTATTTATTGCGTATATAAATCTCTCCGAATATTCTAACATAAATCGTATATGAGTTCGCGTTGTATTGTTTTTGTAGCCAATGCTAATTTTATCGATAAATTTTGCGCAACTTATGAGTCTTTAAGAATTTTGGGAGGTTGGACAGGAGAAGTATGTCTTATTGTAGGAGATGACGTAAATGTTGACCGATTAAGAGAACATCCGAAGTTAGTCGCATTCTCTGAATTCGAATTGGATATTTTATATTTTCCTGATATTCATTTTACAGAACTAACAGAGAGATATATTGAGATTACAAATCGCGAATGTGGGAAAAATTCGGCGAAATTATTCCAATATCATAAGTTTCATTTATTTCAAGATTATATGCGGAAATGGGACCAGATTTTATATTTGGATGTGGGAATGAAAATTTTCAATCCTGTCGAACCATTCTTTTCTCTCTTGTCCGAGAATTCGATTATGGCACATTCAGATAGTTGGCCGACAAATCAATGGCGATTAATTGACCAATTTCATCCGATGATATGTTTTGAGGCTTATGAAGAATTATGTGAGGATTATCCGACAGAGATTTTATACGGTGATTATTTTCAAACAACAATGATGCTTTATTCGCCGAAGAAAATAATACGCGGAGAGAATACTTTTGATGAATTAGTACAACTTGTTGAACGCTATCCGATAAGTAAGACAAATGATCAGGCATATATTGCTCTCTATTTTATTAATTTGGGATTATGGAAACAATTGCCGATGACGATTCGAATAATGGACGAAAACGATGAAATGTATACCTATGATTTTTGTATTCGAAATAATGATAAACCTTATATCATGACAAAGTATTATATATTCAACGATTAGGGAACGTAGTTCCCTAATAAACCCTCCTTAAAGAATTACCTCACTTCGTGAGGTAAGGAATAACTAGGCTCCAATTTGGATTGAGTATATTATTAGCATACAGAGTGTCTAATAGTTTTTATAATATAATATTATATTATGAAAAATCGTTGGAAAACAATGAAAGGCGGTAAAATACCGAAATATAACGGTGATTTTTTTGTGTTCAACGGCAATTATTCTGTAATTCATAAGAATAATTTTATTTATCGAAGTCCGGAACCAGATGTTCCAGTTATACAACTCACCGATAAATTTGAATATGAAGAAGTTATTGAAGTTCCCGAAATCGTGAACAACAATTTTAGAAAAGAACAAAATTATACAACCGACTTCAAGGACGCGACTGTGATTAAAAATAATAACCTCGATATCGTATTAGATTATATCCAATGTTTCAATTATATTGAGAATCCATCGTTTAAACGAATCCACGGAAATTATGGAATGAATTCTATATTTCTCAATATATTAAACTGTAAGACAAAGGATAGTGCAAAACATTCGGCATTCTTAGAAAAACTCAAAGACATATTTATGATTCGTCACGCGACAAATATGGAAATACTTGATAACGCATTACCCGCTAGAATTCATACTTATAATGGCTTAAATGGAAAATATAATTTATTCAGTAAATATTCTTTTATCTATCAGCTAAAGGAGCTTATTGAAATTCTTACAGACGATACTATTGATGCGAATAATCCCACATATAAAACCTATTTTGATATCGAACATAAATTATTAAATGCGGGACATAGACAAAATGTCTCTCGAGGTGGAAAGAATATTCATCGTTTTACACATAAATATAAACAATTCGGTTCATCGGGAAGAGGCACTGGCAGGAGAGAAGAAACCGAAGAAGAAAAACGAAAGAAAGAATTGGCAAAAAGTAAAAAACTAAAAGCATCTCTCGAAAAGATTGAACATATTAAAACCAATGCCGACCAAAAATTCGAACCAAACACTTGGACACAATATATTGACCACGAAATATCCAAATTAGCATTAGATTCAGAAGAATACAAAAAACGCGAGAGATTTATTAATATTTGTGATATGATGGAAGTTATGAAAATCTATACGAATTTGGAGAGACACGATAATATGACGTATGAAGAACAAATTGTCCATAAATATCCAAATAATAGTCAAATTCGCAATTATTCGGTTTATCTGAAAAATGAAATCACGGAAATATTAGAATTTAAACGAGATGTATTTGATTATTTGAAAAACGCAAACCTGGAATTTGATAATTATACTGGCGATGTTTATTCTTATTATTATAAATATGAGTCTGCTTATAATGAATCTTATAAATTAGGATATGTAGATGGTTTAAATAAGACTAGTAAAAAAGATATTGAAAAAATAAATCCGGACGAAGATGGTGATGACGACTTTGACGCTATATATAATCGGGATTTTTTCAATCGAGAACGGGATAATCTGAAAAGAAAATATTACAAACTATTAGATAAAAAATATTTAAAAAAAGGTAGGACAGACGCAAAAAAATGTGGATATGATGACGGTTATATGGACGGTTTTAATGGACGCGCACAACGAATTGAAGAAGACGATGAAGAAGGAGACGATGACGACGATGAAGAAGGTGAAGATGATGACGAAGATGATGAAGATAATGAATGGGTTCCAGGTCCCGATGAGAGGAAAATACAAATAACACGGCGATATTCCAAACCATCACTCATTAAAGATGAAATCGGCATTGACCTCGTTTCATTTTTCGTATTGTTTTATGTTAAATCGCGGTTTTCGAAACCCTATTTTGAGATGAATGGACGTGTTGGCAATAATGGACTTTATCCATTATATCCCATCTCCGTAAAATTATTTATCGATAATTTGGTCGGTCGTGATTATGACCCGGAACCGCCTTCGGCGTCTGGCATTTCATTATTAACTTATCCAAAAAGAATCGATTATGGCGTTAAATCAAATCTGTCACAGATTGGGACTTATTCGGAATGTGCAGGTAGAGGATTATTTGAAATGCTTAAATTCATTGCTATGGGAGAAGACCATAAATTTCACTCTGAATATTTACCGGAAACGACGATTCCGAAAGTGAAACAACTCTTCGATAATCCTCAATATAATAGTTTTTCAAATATGAGCATAAACGGCTCAACCGCTTTTATGAAATTTATGGAAATTATGAATAATGTGACAGGACTCGTATATGTCTATAATAAAAATTACGAACTCGAACCCTTAGAAATGAATGTATATCTAAAATATGTTTTCACTGGAGGAGAGATTGACCCAAGCATAAAAACCAGCTTAACCCTTATTAATAAGGCAGAACTCGAGAAAAAAATGGGTATCGATGAATCTGGAGAAGCAATCGATAAAAACACGATTGTATTTCGTTCACCAGTAGAACTCGGTCTTAAAATAAAACAACGTGATAATCATTTAATTATTATGTCCAATAAATATTTGGAATTGACGATTACCAATAATGAAGGCCATACAGAAGCCGCTTATTCATCGATAACAAATGAATTAGGTAAGTTGACTTTCAGCTTAATTAACAATCGTGTATTGCGTTTTATCATAATGAATGGTATTGTTCCGAAAGATATTGATACATCCAGAGTTACTACAATGTATGCGTTATTTCGACAAAATGGTGTAGCCACTGGATATAATTTGACAAGGTGGAATACATCGCTGGTAACGAATATGAGCCGTATGTTTGAAGAATGCCACGATTTTAATGCGCAGTTACGATTTGATACAAAAAATGTGACAGATATGAGCTATATGTTTCGAGAATGTCGTAGTTTTACCCAATCTGTAACATTCAATACGAAAAATGTGACAGATATGAGCTATATGTTTGAAAATTGTAAGGCATTTAATTCAGTTGTTCCATTTGATACCCAAAATGTAACCAATATGTCCCATATGTTTGAAGGGTGTTCAATGTTTAATCAAGAAATTAATTTCAAATCGTCAAAGGTTACCAATATGGAAAATATGTTTGCTAGTTGTGGAAATCTTAGAAGTCGTGTTCAGTTAGAAACACAAAATGTGACTAATATGAGTCATATGTTTTCAAATTGTGGTAGGTTTGATAAAGAGCTTGATTTCGATACATCGAATGTGACGAATATGGATCGTATGTTTTCTTGGTGTATGTCATATAATCAACCTATCAAATTTAATACGAAAAATGTGACAAATATGAAAAGCATGTTTGAAGGCTGTCGTAACATGCGCGAAGAAATTATACTTGATACGAGAAATGTAATCGATATGAAATCAATGTTTTCGGGTTGTACTGATTTTAATAGTAAACTCAATTTTGACACGCAAAATGTAACAGATATGGAAAGTATGTTTTTAAATTGTACTTTTTATAATAAGCCGACTCGGTTTGATACGAGAAATGTGACAGATATGTCCGATATGTTTCGCGATTGTGTGAGATTGAATAGTCCTATTGAATTTTCAGATACGAGAAATGTGAATTATATGGTGGGTATGTTTGAAGGGTGTTCATCATTTAATCAACCAATTACTTTTAATTCAGAGAATGTGAGAGATATGAAACGTATGTTCAAAAACTGTGAATCGTTGAATTCTCCGATTTCACTGGATACTCCAGGTGTTAGAAATATGAGAGAAATGTTTTTTCATTGTGAAAAGTTTAATCAACCGATTCAACTGAATACGGAAAATGTGTCAAATATGAATGGAATGTTTAAAGGATGTAAGAATTTTAACCAGCCAATAACAATCGATATAAGTGAATTAGACGATTATTCAGATATATTTGAAGGTTGTAAAAAATTCAACGGACCTATTACTATCAATGGCTTGAATAAAGATGAAAACCCGATTCTTGATTATATTTATGATACCTATCATATTGAAATAATTATAGCAAATCGTCGTCGTGCGTCACGACGAAATGGGTCGAAATCGCCGAAAAGGAAAACCAGGAAAACTAAGAAAACCAAAATATCGGCATCGATTTAAGTATTTACGCCTGGAAAAATCTCTCAAACACTTATATAAAAATGTCTACAGCAAGTAAAAAATTCGCTCTTCTTATCGGTGTTAATTATTATAATTATCCCGATTGTTCTCTCCGCGGTTGTGTTAATGATGTTGTCAATATGTGTAATGTTTTAGTCGATGCCTATGATTATGACCGCACTAACATTATTGTCCTACGTGATGATGCTAACGACTCCGCTTTTTTACCCACTCGTGCTAATATTATCGACCGTTTAAAATGGCTAATTACACAAAGCGCGACAGCAAGTGAAATATGGATTCATTATAGCGGACACGGCTCTCAAATTCGTGACCAAAACGGCGACGAAGCCGACGGTCGTGATGAAATTATTTTACCTTGTGATTTCCGTAGTGCCGGGATTATCGGAGATGATGAACTCCAAAGCGCATTACTAATGGTTCGCTCTCCAACAGTATGTATATTTGATTGTTGTAATAGTGCGACGGTTTGCGATTTGCCCTGGTCATTCCAACCTACTAGTGCTACCGCTTTTCAGAGAATACAGAATTATAAAACCGTATTCGCAAATAAGAAAATATATTGTATTAGTGGTTGTCGTGATGAACAAACGAGTGCTGACGCATATAATGCCGAATCGAAACTTGCTATGGGTGCTTTAACTATGGGGGTAATACAAGCGATGCGTTGGAATCGTCATTGTGCACAATTAATGAAAATATATGTGGATGTATTGATGTTTATGCGACAAAATGGATTTGACCAAGTCCCCGTGTTTTCATCATCCACAGATTCACCGGATTATGTATTGTCGAGAGCTGTTGTATCTAGAACAAACACGGGAGTATACAATCAGGCGAATACTGGATATAATGGTAATATTTCCGCAAGCAAGAAAAGTGTGGATATTGTTGGTCATAAAGTGGTTACAACTTGGAATTCAAATATCGCAATGGGAATAAACAAAACATATAAAGAAAATAAGACAATGATTATGAAATTTATATAATATTGATACTAACACATCTTAATGAATTTATTCTCTCAGATAACTACATTTTATCTATTTATCTGAACTATTATCTTACCTATACCATTTATCCATTTATCCTATTTTTTCTGGATTCTTACAATACTACTTTGACTACATTATTATATTCGGCTTTTTCAATTCCATAAAACCACGTTTTTCCTCCCTCTTTGATTCCATCTAAATGTCTTAATAATACTTCAACTATCAAGCACATCCCCGTTTTTTTCATATGTATCGTATTTTGTTCTGTATAAACCATCTCTCCTAATTCTCCCAAACGTATTAAATCATTCAATTTAGTCACTATCACTGTTTTCGAATCATTCTGTAAATAAGCACCAATATTATTCTTATTCGCAGTCATTTGTTTCATCTTGAAAATAATACCACGATTCTTAAATTCATTCATGAATCCAAAAGTCGTCGACATTCTATCTCTCGACACCTTCCAAGAATTTGTTATCGCCTTCTCAAAAGCCACTAAATCTTCCTGTATTCCTTCCACAAAACTCGATTGTTCTTTATCAAATACATATATCTGTAATTTATCCTCTGTTTTCAAAAAAGTCGCCGTACGCTCTCCAACAGTTAGTAATAATGTCGATTTCCAACGTTTGAATCCCTGTGCCAATTCATCCGATTCGAATTCAATATCACCTGTCATTGACCTGTTCAAGAGAGCCAATTTATCTCTCCATTCTAATTCATCAAACATATGGTCGATTCCGTAATTCAAAACAGTGTCTCTATCGATTCCAAAAACATCTTCAAATTCTTCGAATAAATGAGGCATATGATGATACCAATCCGTATCTGTCGCTGTTAGTTTCACAGGTGTATCTGTAGTCATTTTATCATATTTCTCATTTAATCCCTCAATAATCGTATCAAAAGATGCGTTCACGGTTTTCTCTCGCGCGCCTTCGCCTTTCGTCGATTCATCGCCAATATTGTCCGCCGGTTGGGCATTACGCGCTGTATGGGTTTGTATAGACGCCGGCAAATCATAAGTCAGTTTCGTGTTTTTCGAATCCACAGGGACACGCAAATCAAACGTCGACGCACCGTCGTCGCGAATCTCTAATGGCCGGAAAAAATATTGTTGTCCGCGATTCACTAATCTTCCTTGACGTCCATATTGGTCTATTAAGATTTCATTCTCTCCTTGGATTAATTGTGTGAGAGAGAAATATATCTGTTCTAATGGATACGGTTTCGGTGTATTTAAAATACGGAATAATTGTTCGCGACCATAGATTTTCGTCTCTCTACGGAATAATTCGCGAATCTTATCCGATATTGTCGTATGATGTATCTTCATATACCCGGTCGTATATGTATCCGGCACTTCTTTGGTCGCTAGATTCATATCCGTATAACATTTGTATTCGCAACTATCCATATAATCACAAGCATCCGTATATGGTTTATCACCGACTTGAAACTGTATCAGGTTTTTCAAAGACGCCGGATGAATCTGAATATTCTGATTCTCCGCCAATTCCGCCAGTTTTTTATCCGTGAAATTTGTTTGTCCAATATTCAATACACAATCTACTGATATCTCTTTTAAAATACGTGTGACACGTCCAATGCGACGCGCCTTCTCTTCCGCATAACGATAAATATACACATCCGCGGATTCATAATCTGTCCCAGCCGTATCTGCTTCTGTCCCCGGTTTCGCCGTATTTTTGATAATAGTTCCGTGTAAATATATCTCTACATTTCTCTCTTCAAACGGGAGACCACAATGACTCATATTACGCACACCACGACCAATAATCTGCTCAATACGATTCATATTATACCACGGATCCAAAATATGCACTTGACGGATATATTTGAAATCGAGACCTTCCGATGCGGCGCGAGTAATCAAAATGCATTTTACATTCTCTCCATTCATATTTTCAACTGATGTCGCATATTTCAAATCGTTCGTATTATTATGAGAGAAGAATTTATCTCCCGACAGAATCATATATTTCGCTTGTTTAAACTGTCTATCCGGATGTAATCTCTGATGTTCCGCCTGTGGCAACATTGTTATCGCATCAATCGGCAAAATACCCGCATTTTTCTTCTTATCCAGGAGAGGACCCATATAACTTGCGGAACTATAACGTGTGAATCCCATTTCCTCTAGTGCGAGAGCCATTGGTAATACACCACCATCAATATATTGGACATAGACGATTGCGATTCCTGTCGAGGTTTTCAATCTTTTACATATAGAATCGATTTTACCACTATATTTTCCGATAACATCAGGAGAGAAGATTCGACCATATTTCGCCAAATTCGCGGGTTCGTAATAATAATTGGTTTTGACTACAACTGAATTCTCTTCATCGATTTTATGTGTTTTTTCTGTCCATTTCATAATACGCGATAATCCCGATTTGCCGATTAATGACGAGTATAAATTCTTATAAGCATCTTTATCCATTGTCTCTCGTACTGTCTCAATATTCTCTCGATAATTATCGAATTCGGCAGATGGAAAGGTCATAATTGTTGCTTGGATAGGAGATTGAAGAACTGTGTATCCATAGTTTTCCGCCTCTTCTAATGCCTCTTCCGCGAGA